GCTCATGGCAACATCTAGTGTTTCTCAACCACCATATGTGAATATAGAAAATATAAATCAGACAGTTTGCCTAGCACAGGCAGTATTTCAAGAAGCTTCAAATCAACCAAAAGCAGGAAAAATAGCAGTAGCGAATGTAATTAAAAATCGTGCAAATTCTGGTAATTACCCAAGTGATATCTGTAAAGTAATTAATCAAAAAGGACAATTTCAATTTGTAGGAAAAACCAAACGTATCAAAGAAGATGACCCGATGGTTAAACAGCAAATGATCGATTCTGCTACCGCCGCCTTGCTTGTAATCAATAATGAAGTACCAGATAATACTTATGGTGCAGTTGCATTTGTTAATATGAAGATAGCCACACATACAGATTGGCTTCATAGCATGAAAAAGACAACTAAGATAGGAGAACACACATTTTTTGTTGCATCTAGATGAAAAGTGTTGTATAATGGAGACAATTAAATAGATAGGAGAACATCATTCCGATTTACCAGTTCCGTTGTTCCAAATGTAGTCATGATTTTGATAAGTATCTAAAGATAGTAGAATCAAATATACCACTTTCACAACCTTGTCCCGAATGTAATCAACAAGATTGCATTGATAAGGTTGTAGGAGCACCACCACTAGTATCTGGTGTAAATCTCCAAGCCAAAATACCCGATGGGTTCAAAGATAGACTACGAGAAATTAAAAAATTAAATCCTCGTAGTACGATAGATGTTTAATAATAAAGAAATATTAATGACGATTTTAGACCAACCTGATACAGCAGAAGCTGTGATCACGTCTGAAGACTTTTCTCTGGAAGTAGAAAACCGAGTATGGTCAGATAAAGACGAGACTTCATACATTTATCACGTAACAAAATACGCGGAAGAATTAGAAATTGAATTAGACGACATTAAACGCTTTTTGAGCAAATCTTTATTGGATAAGATAACTCATGAAGCCATGACTAATAAATTGCTTAAAACCCGCATTACAACCTCTTCATTAGTCGATTTCTAATCAACTAAATATAAACACAAGTGGAGAAATGCTGATGCTCATGCTTGGTGATAAATAAAATAGAAAGCAAACAATTTAAACTAAATTAAGAAAGTTAATATTATGGCAATTGATTTCAATGCGTTACGTGCGCGTAAAGGCACGAATTTATCTACTCTGCAAACTAAATTAGAGGCAGCAGAAAAAGGTTCGGGATTCGGTAAGAAAGATGATCGTATCTGGAAACCTACAATGAATAAAGACAACAAATCGAGTAACATTATTCGATTATTGCCAATCCCTTATGTAGATGAAGTAGCTTTATCTGAAGGAAAAATTACCGCTGCTGATATGACACCAATGGCTCGTATTTTACGTCATTCCTTTCAAGGAAAAAATGGGTGGTATATTGAAAATTGTTTATTGACTTTCAATGAAGAATGTCCAGTAGCTGCTGTCACTCGTCCTCAATGGGGTCCAGCTAAGAAAAACAACGACAAAGCACTACAAGAAGAGTTAAAGAAGCAAATTCCAAAGACTGATTATTATGTTAATGTTTATATCATTAAAGATGGTACAAATCCAGAAAATAACGGTAAAGTAAAGCTGTATCAGTTTGGTGAAACCATTCGTAATATGATTGATAAGTGTGCTAAACCAGACTTCGATACACAGCCAGTATTTGACCCTTTTGATATGTTTGAAGGTGCAGATTTACAATTAAATCTTACATACGATAAGAAAAAAATTGGCGATAAAGAACAATCAGTTCCTAATTTTGCTGCGGTTACTTGGGCAGCATGTGCTCCTGCATGTGGTGGAGATGAAGCGGAAATGGAACGTGTATGGAGAGAATCCCATTCAATCGCTGAATTTTACAATCGAAAAAACTTCAAAACTTTTGACGAGTTAAAAGCAAGATACGAGAAAGTAATGGGTGATAGTGCTGGTGGCACTGCAACCGCACCAAAAACCGCAAATGAGTTGTTAAATGAGATGGTAAATGGTGCTCAGACAGTTGAAGAAAAATCAGCACCTGAAGTAAAAGATAAACCCGTTGCACAACAAGTAGCTCCTGCGGAAATGAAACAAACAGAGGCAGCACCTGTAGTTTCTCATATTGCAGACGTTTCCGATGAAATGGCCGAATTTGAGCGTTTACTTGCTGGTGCTTAATTAAACTAAGGAACGGTATCTTAATTGGTATCGTTCCTTTTATTTGGACTAATTTATGGCAAAACAAGAATTATGTGAGCATATAGCCACAATTGATTTAGAAACATTAGGTATTGCAAGTAACTCAGTAATTATTTCTGCTGGTGTTACTGTTTCTCGATATGAAGATAAAGACATTACATTTCAAGAATTAATTGATACTGGTTTAGAACGTAAGTTTGACATTAAAGAACAGATCACACTCAAACGTGCAGTAAATGATAAAGTAGTAAAATGGTGGTATGAACAAAGTCCAGAGGCAAGAAAAATTTTAATTTCTTCTCCGACTGATGTGTCTTTATATACATTTTATGACGATCTAGTTAAATTTTTTAAAGACAAAGAAATCGATATTAAAAAAGTTGATTTTTATGATAGACGAAGCTTTGACTTGAGCAAACTCGAATACCTATTTGTAGAAGAACAAAAAGTAGATGTTCCTTGGGATTTTCATAAAGAATATGAAGTATCCACTGCATTAAAATATATGGGTTTTGATCGTTATGGTGGGATTTTTGTTAAAGATATTGAAGGTGCTGTATATCATAATGCACTTCATGATGCAGCAATTGATCACCTAAGAATATTAAAGTGCCTTCATTCTTCTATTTAAATAATGCGTTAAATAATATATGTAGTAACCTAAAAATAATTTTATTTCTAAGGAATCATATATATGATTAAACGCCCTAACGTTAAAGTACCAGTAGAAGAAATGGAATTATCCCCACTGGAAGAAGATTTTAGTCCAGTAGTATATGAGATGCCAACGTTTAAATTTAATGATAAAGGTGAGCAAGTAGAATCCACACCTAGTCTGGTAATTTACATATACAAAGAAATTAGTGAGCCTTATCACTATATCGACTTTATTCAGTTGCTTACTTTCGCTGCTCCCGAACAGGAAATAATCATAAGAATAAATTCACCCGGCGGTTCTCTTTCTTCCTGTATGTCTATTGTTAATTCTATTTTTAATAGTCCTGCAAATATTCATACTGTTATAGATGGAGACGCTAGTTCCGCTGCTGCTTTTATATGGCTTGCTGGTCATGAAAAAAGCATAGCTTCCGAGCATACAAATTTAATGATTCACGGTGCTTCATGTGGATTTTATCCTTCAAAAATATCTGATATCAACACAAGCATTTATTCTGTAACTAATACAATGAATGGTTTATTAGATAAATTGACGGAAGGAATTTTAACCGAAGCAGAACGTATTGATATTGCTAAAGGAATGGATATTCATTTATGCGGTAAAGAAATCATAAAGAGGTTATGTAATCCCGAAGATTAAAGGTAAATAATTGAACAAACACACAGAACGATTCGTTAAGTACTACATGGATGTAGCACTTCGCACAGCAGAAATGAGCTATGCAAAAAGGTTAAAAGTTGGGTCTGTAATTGTAGTTGACAATTCAATTGTCAGTACTGGATTTAACGGAATGCCGAAGGGCTTTGATAATAATTGTGAACATATGGTAAATGGTGAATTGGTTACAAATAAAGAGGTAATTCACTCTGAACAAAATGCAATAGATAGAGCAACTGAAAGAAAAATAAATTTAGTAGGTGGAACAATCTTTCAAAGTCACTGTCCTTGCATACCATGCAGCATGTCAATTTTTAAATCAGGAATTGATACTGTTTATTATAATGCCGATTACCGTAATAAAGACGGTGTTATATATTTGCAAGATAATGGCGTGGAAGTAATTAAAGTTTCATAAAGTAATACCACAGTAGGAAGCAGCAATTCTTACTGAATGTCAATTATTTATAAATCGGAAAAATATGAGTCGTAATCGTAAAGCACCCTTCTCTTCTAAAAACTACCCAACCCCGAAAAAAACAAAACCTAATCAATATCGTGAATATACGAATGAAGATATTGTAGTAACACCAAACATTAAAAAAACATTTCATTTAAAAGATTTAAAAGAAGTAGACGCATTAACTGAAGCTCAAGGTCAAGCATTTGCTGCATGGGCAGATGGACAAAATTTAGTTTTACGTGATTTTGCTGGAACAGGTAAAACTTTTCTTGCATTAACAATGGCATTAGAATGTGTACTTGACCCAAAAACACCTCAAAAGAAAATTGTCATTATTCGATCTACAGCACAGGGCAGGGATCAGGGATTTTTGCCGGGTGATATTGACGAAAAATGTGCTCCTTTTGAAGCAACTTATTCAGCTATTTTAGATGAATTATTTACGTGGCGTAATACATATGAAAATATGAAAGAAATTGGTTTAATTGAATTTGAGACGACCAGTTTTTTACGTGGTAGATCATTCCATAATGCAGTTATCGTTTTCGATGAAATGCAAAATGAATCTGAACAGGTAATCGATACAGTAATCACAAGAACAGGTAAAGATTCAAGATTAATTTTATCTGGGGATGGACTTCAAAGTGATATTAATAATAGTGGATTTGGTGCTATTAGTAAAATTCTCAATAAAATGAAATCATTTACTACAATTAATTTTGAATTAAATGATATCGTGAGAAGTGGTACTGCTAAAGAATATTTGATAGCAAAATATAGTAAGTAATTGAAAGCCACTTCAAATGAAGTGGCTTTTTGTTTTCCTAAATAGAAGTATATAACCACATCTAAAAATTAGGACTATTATGAAATCATTTGTTGACGGAAATAAAGTAATTATAAGACAGTTTAGAGGAGAAGATAAAACTTATTCCTTCAATGCTCCTACCGTTAATGGGCAGGTATTTTGGTCTTTTTATACTGTTACAGTTGAGGGTAGATTCTCTCCTAACAGTAATTCACTAACACCTGACTTTGTGTTTCCTATTTCACATGCCATCGTTGATTCGGTTAGTATCGGTACTATCACTTTCCCATCCTCTCTTATCACAGAGCAAATAAGAGAAGATAAAATATTTTGGCGTGTCAATGCAAAGAACAATGATACAGGTGCGGTATCTGTAATTCTCTACGGAGAAATTTGGTTAATGGCGGTTTAATATGCTTCCTAATTTTTTTGTTGGCGTAGTTGAAGATGTAAATGACCCACTGAAGCTTGGTAGGGTAAGAGTAAGATATTTAAAAATTCATACTGATAATCTAGTTAAATTACCTACCTCGATGCTTCCTTGGTCAGATGTTTTGTCTTCGATTAATTCTGCTTCTATTTCTGGGGTTGGTACAGCACCTGTTGGAATGGTACAGGGTACTATGGTTGCCTCTTTACCTTTGGATGATGGATATCAACAATTTCTTGTTTTGGGTACACTGCCCGGTAATCGTTCCGTATATATCAATAGCTCATATGGGTTTAACGACCCAGACGGAAATTATCCTATTTCTGGAATTAATGGAGACATTAACATACTAGCTGGTGGAAGTGCTAATAC